TTGCTGATAGTGCCGTCCTGGATGAAACTGGCCCGGATGAATGTCTGCCCGTTCTGGATCACAAACGGCAAAGCCACGCTGTTACCTGCTGCCGTGGTGACGGCGAAGCGGTCAGCCAGGAAGATAACCTGCGACTGCATCCCGGACGGCGTATTCTCAACGCCGATCCCCATCCCCGCAGCGTAATACTGCCCGTTGCTGGAGACACCCACTTTAATGTTGTACATCGCACTGAGATTATTATTCACATCAGCCACGGCCTTTGCGTTTACCGTAATGGCTGCAGTATTTTCTCCGGAGGTAACAGTCAGCGTGTTGATTTTCGTGGCCGACGCCTGAGTGAAATCAGCCAGCGTTTCGGTGAGGTCGGTGGAGTTGGAAACATTGCCACCGGCAGACGCATCAAGCGTCACCAGCGCGCGAGCAACGGCCTGGCTGGTATCTGCAATGGTGGTATCGATACGGTCAATGCTGGCGCTGTTACCCGCGTTTGTCACGGTTTGAGAGCGGCGGGAAGTAACCTGTGCCAGCCCGTTCTGGATTATAGCGATAGCCGAGTTCTTTACACCACCCGTCATACCGTCCACAGACACGCTGATGTTATCGATGCGCTGGCTCAGCGCGGTATCAGCCGTCGCCACTGTCTGCTCAAGCTTGCTCAGAGAAGAAGACACATCTCCGACCGTGCTCGACAGGTTTGTAACGCTGGTCTGAACCTTCCCGATATCCTGGGCGTTTTTGGCGATATCCTGCGCCTGTTGCGCCAGTTCGTCGTTGGCCTGTTTAATGTCGTCAGCCATACCAGCAATTTTTTCATTGCTGTCTACCGCGTTCTCGATCAGGTCTTTGAACGTATCGGAGCCTTTCATGTCCTCCAGGATTGCATCGGTGATATCGGATACATCGATGCTGGCCTGCCCGCGCACAAAGTCTGTATACCCTGATTCGTTTCCGCTGCGGTCCACCAGCTGCGCGCGGTACCAGAAAATTTGCCCAGCCTTTAGGCCCATCTGCTGATACTTGCGCTGCGGATAGGGTACGTCTGCCAGCAGCATCGCATCGTCTTCCGTCCCAGTCAGACTGTACTGAATTTCCGTCTTCAGCGTGTCGTCGGTGTTCGCCGGGAATCCCCAGCTCAGCTCGATACCGAATACCACATTATCGGAAGCGATGAAGCCGACCGGTTTCGGCGGATTGCCCACTTTACCCGTCAGCGTTTTCTCTTCCGAATATCCCCACCCGGATGAAATTTCTGCGGCATTGATGGCGCGTACACGTACCAGATAGCGCCCGGCATAAATCCCAGGAACGTCGAATGACGTGGTGGAACTGCGCGGCACGTTAACCCAGTTCCCGTCGTTGCGGCGCCATTGCGCTTCATAGGCGATAGCATTCTGCGCCTGGTCCCAGCTCACGCGCATGGTTTCGACGCTGATATTCTGCTGCACCACCGAAAACGAACTGATTACGATGTTGTCTGGCGGTGACTGATTGCCCGGCGGGATCACGCTCACCGGCCGCTGGTCAATAATGGCTCCGGTATCGATTCGGGCATATTTATCCGGATCGTGCCATGCACCGGTAATGGTGAAAGTGCCATCATCGTTATCAGTGACGCTCACAACACGGTACTGCTGTGCGTACAGTTCGTTTGACTCAACCACCCAGACAGCTTCGGCCTGCGGCGTCTCACTGTATGCAGTGGTGACTGTGACCGATTCCCCGTTAACCGCCTGAATTGTCCTGCTCTGTGACGCTCCGGAGGGAAGGTTGAGGATAAGGCGATCACCTGCTGCCGCATCAGCTACACGGTCAAGTTTGATAACGCGACCATTAACGGCGCTGATGCGTCCGCCCATAACCTTTCCGGAAAGCAGCTCGTCTGCCACAGCGATGATATAGCCAGGCTGCGGTATGTTTCCGTCCAGCCCGACATCGAACGAAACAACGCGATCCTTGTTGTTGGTGAGAATACCCCAGCGCCCCTTTCGGTTCGCTTCTGACTGTCTGGTACAACCAATGGCTGTCATTTCGAGCTGATTTGTGCCAAAGCGAGCAACGAGATCCTGCTCAAATACAGGCTCCATCGCATCCGCGTAGGCATTACCCGGATCGGACCAGGAAACCAGTGCTGTGGTATAGCGGGTTTTCGTGGTGCTGCCCGAATAGGTAAAGCGCCCATTAACCACGTTTGCACGCGTGTAGCTGTAATCCACATCGCGGGGCATATCCGCCAGCGCAACGATTTGATCGCCACCCCAGTAAGTCATGCCCCGGAATATCGCCGCAAAATCTCGTAACACGGTATAGGCGTCATTCCTCTCCTGCACATACACGTTGCAGGTATAGCGAGGCTCAGTGCCGCTACCGCCTTTACCATCAGGAACCGGCTGATCGCAATATTGCGCGACCTGGTAAAGCGTCCATTTATCAATATTGGCCGCCGTCAGGCGATTGCCCAGCCCAAAGCGGTCGCTCACCACCAGATCGTAAAAAATCCAGGCTGGATTATCCGTCCACGCCCACTTAAACGCCCCCGTCCATGTGCCGCTATAGGTGCGGGTCTCCGGGTCATACGTATCCGGAACGCGGATTACACGCCCTCGCGGTTCGCAGGATATTTGCGGGATAGAGCCGTTAAACTGGCTTGAGTCGAATTCGATGTACAGCAGCGCGGTATTTGGATAACGCAGTTTGGCGTCAATGACCTCTGTATAGCTCTGCAGCGTCATCGTGTCACCAATTTTCGCGCTGTTGGCATCCGCCGTTAGCTTACGCAGGCGCACCGTCCATGTGCTGCCTGCCTGCGGTAGGTCAATGCGATGGCTGCGTTCGTAGCCGGAAGTTGTCTTGCCGGTTACGCTGGTATTAAGTACCGTCTGCCAGGTGCCGCCATCGGTCTGCAGATCAATAGCGTAGTTAATTGAATAGCCAACCAGATCGCCATCATCCTCCTGTTTAAAAAGCGATGGCCACTTGAGGCGCAGGCGAACGGCTGACAGTTGCGTGTTGGTAAAGGTATGTGTCCAGCCGGTGGTGCTTGACACTTCGGTGCCCACGCTGATTTCATTTTCGGTGCCGGGGATACCCTGAATATATTTTTGTGCCTGAGTCCCCGGACGAAATTCCCACGTAACGCCGCTGAAGTTTTGGGAGCCGTCGGCGTTCTCCAGCGCCGTTCCGTCCAGGTAGATATCCTTCCCGGTGAGCTGTCCAGCAAACTCCCCTTCCCCAAGCGCAACGAGGATCTTTGCCTTCGCTACAGATTGCAGATCATCAGGCTGTTCGGTGGGAGTTCGGGAACTGGAGCTCCCGCCTTTTCGTCCGGTAATTGTTTTAGCCATATCGCGCCCATAAAAAAAGCCACCCGAAGGTGGCTTGTAAAAAGGTTTGTTAACTACTGCTGATCTTCGACATAAATTCCGGCAGAAATAATTGCCCCGCCGATTCTCCGGCGGCCGTACAGGAGCGGAACCGGGTAACCCTGTGCGGCGGTATTTGTGACTCCGCCGAACGCGTATGAGGCGCGGTTATCTGAGCTCTGTTTGCTGGCCAGCCCTGTAGCCTGAGGGGATATCATCTGAACTACCCCCCCCAGCGTTATGGACGCACCAGCAGCAAACATCATATTGCTGGCAGCTATACTCAGACCTGGCATCCAGATCGATGCAATCACTAATACTGCGCCCAGGATAGTTTGAATCAAACCGGCTTTTTTACTCCCGATGATTACCGGGACAATGCGGATAACATCGCCGGTAACCGGGAAACCGAGGTCATCCACACCGATGTTTTTTTTACCCTTAAATACGGAGTATGTGAGCCCACGGCGCTGGCTGGAAATCATAAACTGCTCAAAGCCCGGAATAGTCTTTGCGAGCGCCACTCCCGCCTCGCTTACACGGGAAATCAGGCGGTGGTGAATTTTACCGAATGATTTCCCGAGCACGCCGCCAAGCTCAATGCGGGTCATTACTTCCTGCATGTTTCACCTGCCATTACATCTTTATAGCGAACGATCTTCATCGTGCGCTCCTGCCAGTATCCGCCATAAGGAACTCGCTGGCTCAGATGCCCGTAAAGATGGTGCAGCAGCATGTTACCCTCCAGTAAAATCCCGGCATGATTCCACTTATCAGCCTGCACCTGCATGATGACGAGGTCCCCTTCCTGAGTCGGGCCGTCAAACTCCCTGAATCCGCATTCATACCAGCAATCCTGATAGAAATTGTCCGGGTAGTCGTTTTCCCACCAGGGATAATCCACCCGGTAATCGTAGAGCTCGATACCGTGGGTCTGCCGGAAATAGCTCATTACCAGACCCCAGCAATCGAAGTGGCCAAGCACAAACGGTCGCTCCAGCAATGGGAGCTCCCCGCGTGGCTGAATGGTACGTAAATCCCCCTCTGGCCAGCTCACAATATGCCAGGGCAGCAGTGTTGCATCACACTGCGCCTTATCAAGCTCGCTGGCCTGTGTCGTCGCGTCAGGATGGCTGTGAACAATGGCTACCACCGTCCCCCAGTCTTCTGCCGCTGCGTAATCTTCGGGGGACAGGTGAAAATGTTCAGTCGGCTCTGCTGCGAGATTACGACAGGGAAAATAGCGCTCAACCCGGCTTTTCTGTGCCACCACGCCGCAGCACTCGCGCGGATATTCCGCTGCAGCGTGTGCCATGATGGCATCAATGGTTTTCTGACGCATATCAGCTCCTGATAAGAGATGTACCCGGGAAACCGCCGAACGGCAGTTCGTTGCTGTCTCCGTGCCGGAGCTTGCAGGCCGTCAGCGTGCCGTTGCAGACATCCAGCGAGGGATCGTCAACCGGATTATTGTTTTTGTCGAAATAGCGCGTTCCGGCATAGTCGCAGCCGTCGCCGGTCCGGTACTTGTTCCGGATGCACCAGCTGCATAACGAATGCAGCTGACGCGTCGGAATCATCTGGCCCTGTAAATCCATCGGACTGGAAAGCGTAAATTCGACAACTTCATCCGTCTCGGTGCTTCTGGCATCGATATAAAAGACCTTCAGCTTTTCCTGTGACGGGTCTGCAGTGGGATTGCCCTGCGGAAAATTTCTGGCGTCCAGATACTGTGCCAGCGTGTCGTGGATACTCACTTTCGCCTGCAGCAGATCGTCATACGCCAGACAGAGCGCTGAGATCGAGCTGTCCAGGTTCGCCACCCTCAGTTTTGGCTGTGGGCTGGTACCATCCGTGGTCGCTTCAATACCCTCAACCTGACACGGCCAGGCTTTATACTCCTCCCCCTGCCACCAGATGGACTTCGCCGGAAGTTTATTCTCGTCGCCGCCTGCGGCTTCAATCTCTTCCGGGGTGTGCGCGATATTGTGTGCGTGGAAGCGGAGCACATCTGACATACCGAACGCTGTACCATCGACAGAAAAAAGCCGGACTTCATTGCCCGGCTCAAGTTTTTGATAATCAGCATTAAGACTCATGGTGTAAATGCCTGTTCAAACGTTGCGGTTACGGTTATCACTTTTACGTTTTTAACCACCTTTTTGAGCGTGTCAGCCTCTACACGCCACAGCGCGGTATCGCCGAAAGGCGGAGTGAAAATAAATGACTTCACTTTATGCCGACGAAGGAAGGCATGGATTTCATTCGCTGTAGTCGGATCTCCTGAAAAGGAATATTCATAGGTGCGAATCTCATCATTCAGGCCGGAGCCGCTCACCTGTGCGTACCCGTCGCCGAACTGGACTTTCCTGACTATGTCTTTACTTCCCTCGGTGGGCTGGCTGGAAACCTTAATGCCCCAGGGGAATGTTTCTATCGTCATAACTGTTACCTGCGATTGGTCGCATTCCAGATAAGCCCACCGGGCTGGATTGCCCTGGCGATACCATCATTGACAGATTTGTTAATCACCTGCTGATACGCCTTACCCAGCCTGTCTCCGTCGTTTTGCTGCTGTGCGTTACCGGAAGCATTCTCGACCGTCACCGGGGCATACACACTGACACCGAAAGGTGCTGCAGCCGGGCCTGTACCACCGCCCCCGACATACCCTCCCGTTGCATAGCCTTTCATCATCCGGTAAAGATTGCCGACGCCGATCCTGCTGGTAGCCTCTTTGGTGAAAACAAACTCACCACGGTGAACGACACCTGCTGGCTCATATTTCCCGCCTGAACCGGTATAACCGCCACCTGCAAATCCCAGCGCGGTTGATGCTGAATCCACCAGGCCTACCATCGCCTGTTTCAGCAGGATCTGTGTCAGCATGGAGAGCGTGGAGCGGGTGAAGTCAGCCCAGTCAGCCTTTCCGCGCGTCAGCATGTCAGCCATATTTTGCCCAATGCCATCAAACGTACTGCTGGCAAACGACTTCATCTGGCCATAAGCATCAGAAGCAGAATCAACATAATCTGCCCATGCGGATTTGGCTCCGGATTGCCAGTCACCCCGAAGCTTATCCTGCTCGGCGTAATACGCATGCAGCCCCTGCAGCTCATTCTGATAACCGGCATCGTTTTCGGAACCTCCACCATTTTTCCACCCCTGAAGAAGCTGGGCCTCCTCGTTGCGGCGTTGTGCTGCACGACTGCTCATACCAGCACTTTCCGCCAGGGCTCGGGTTTTCTCGCCGATCTGCGTGACGTATTTTTGGGACGTATCCTGCAGGCGATTAAGCCGCTCCTGCGCCACTATCTGATCGCCGAGCTTCGCGTTCAGCTCCGCACGGGAAAGCACCTCGCTTTTACTGGCCAGCAGGGATTTTTCCTCGGCAGAAAGCGTCCGGGTCTTCGCGGCCTCTTCCAGAACCGTAAAACGGGACTGCTTACGCCACAGCTCCTGACGCTGCTGGCTGATGGTGTCATTTATCCCCTTATGCTCCTGCAGGGTGCGCAGCTGTGCTTCCAGCTCCATCGTCTGGGCGCTGGCCGCATCGGTTGCACGGGTACCGGCAGGAGTCCTGACTGCAGGTGTTTTCTTCGGCTTTTTAAGGGTGTCTTCGTACTCTTTTTTCGCGGCAGCCAGGTTGATGTTGTAGTCAGCCTGGAGGATCCGCCCCTCTTTCAGCGCCTTGTTGAGCTCGCTCTGCCTGGCCGTGTATTTCTCCAGTGCCGTCTGCGTTTTGGCATAGTTTGCCTGTGCCTGCGCAGCATACTTCTGGCGATCCGATTCCGCAGCCGCTTCGCGCGATGCATTCTCTTCGTTCGCCCTGGCAATTCCCGCCTGCTGCTGCGCCATATCCAGCGCAAGCCTGGCCGTTTCGCGGTCATTCCAGAATCGGGCGCGAGCCTCATCATTGACATATCGGTCACCTTTACGCAGGTTCCAGATTTCATCAGCTTTTTTGAACGCGGCTTCGGCTTTTGCCACCATCTCCTGCGCGGTGTCAGGTCGGCCAATATCGAGGGCTGCATCCCACATCGACTTGAAGGCGCGCTTCAGGGAGTCCGCTGAAGACTCTATCGTCCCCATATTGTCGCGGATGGCTTTGGTCTGATCGTTGAATCCGGCTGTAGCAGCCTCGTTAGCCGCCTGCAGTGCGCCAGCCTCATCACCGGCACGCTGCAGCTGCGCCACATGGGCAATCTGTTCAGCGGTAACGTTATGGAACTGCTGGGCCATCGCGATCAGGCCCGATGTCGGGTCCGTTGCGAGCTTGCCGTAGGCTGCTGCGACTTTCTCCACCGGCACGCCGGAGGCATCGGTAAACCGCGACACCGCCTGGCTCATGTCATCAAAGCGCGAGCCAGCACGCACCCCCGCGTTGATAAGCTCGGTCAGCGCTTCACTGGTCTGGTTGAAGGTCAGCCCCGCTGCCTGTCCGTTCCGCGCCAGCGCCAGAATGCGGTCAGCTGTCAGTCCGGCTGTGTTGCCCGACAGTACCAGCGTTTTGTTGAAATCAGACAGAGTGGAAGAGCCCTGGTACCAGGCATAGAACAACGCGCCCGTTGCAACGGACAATGCACCAATGCCGACCATCAACGGGGAAACCGTCCCAATCAGCGCCCGGAATGTCGGGATGATCCCGCCAAAGGAGTCCTTAACCTGACCACCCTGCTGAAGCAGAATCAGCCAGGGGTTCTGCCCACCTGCCAGCTGCGTGGCCACATCGGTAAACTGCGCCGGGAGCATACGCATTGCGGCGTTATACTGACCCACTGAAATACCGGCCTTACGCGCGGCGTTCTCCTGGCGGATGAAGGACTGCTGGATACGTAACGCTTCGTCGTTTGCCGCATTGCCGGTCTGTTTTAATTCTTTTTTGACGTAGTTAAGCTGCTCGCTGAATTTCGACGAGTTAACGTCAAGGTTAACGACCAGATCACCGACTGCCGTCTGGGCCATAGCGCACGCCTCCTGAAATACCTGCAGCCTTCGCCATCAGCGTATTGTCATCCGGTTCATCAATGTCGATGGGTTCCGGTGCAGTATTAAGAATGCTGAAACTGTCCGGGGTTAACTCCGGATCGGCAAAAAACATGGTTGAGATGGTGTAGAGCAAGCCGGAGAAGTGAGCGTCCAGCTGCACATCATGAAAGTAATTGTCCTGATAGAAGATTTTCCAGTCGCCATACTCCGTTGAGGACATGCCAGCAAGCATGGCACGCCAGTCCGGGCGACCGAACTCACGCGCCAGTTTCATGGCAAAATTCAGCTCACTGGCGAGGACTTTTCCGCAGTAGCGGGTTCAGCGGGTTCATTACCTTCTTCGCCGGACGCTGCCTGGTCATCAGTTACCGGCGCAATCATCCCGGACAGGAGTTTCACCTTATATTCCGCTTCGGCAACAAGTTCGGTTGGCCATGACTGCATGACCTCATCCTGAATCTTTGCCACTTCCGCCGCCGCATTTTCTCCCTGGGAGCCTTTCAGTTCGTGGCCGCGCCATAGCGACATCGCCACGAGGAACGCCCCACTTTTTACGGTGAGGGTGATGGCTGCCTGAAAATCGCCTGCTTCAACTGCCTCCAGCTGCTTCAGGTATTCGAGGTATTCAATACGCTGCAGCGCCGAAAGCTGGAACAATGTGACGCTGCTGCCGTTGCTTTCAAGCAGTTCGCTCTTTAGAAACATATTTACTCCAGGTGGGAACGGGGCTCACGCCCCGGCTATCAGGAAACAGTGACTTTGCAGATCGCCACAAAGTTACCGTCATTGCTCATGACGATGATTTCGACGGTGCCCGCAGCTACCCCGGTGACGGTCAGGGTATTGCCGTTGACTGTGACCGTTGCTTTTGAAGGATCAGAGCTGGCTACGCGGAAGGATTTATCTGACGCACTTGCTGGCAGGACAGACACCACCAGTTGCGTTGTGGCCGCAATCGCCACAGCCGCAGTGGATTTATCCAGGCTGATCCCCGTGACTGCAATCGGCGCGGTACCGCTGTCTTCTGCCAGCGATGGTTTGCCGTTGTTGGTGATTTTGGCCGTGCGGGTCATGACCTCTTTGGAAGTGATGGTTTTACCGAGGCTGCTCACCCAGCCCTTAAACACATCGACGACACCATTTGGGTATTTGATTTTATATCCCCTCACGGTGCCCTCATCGAACCAGGTCACCAGGTCCTGCTGGCCGGAATCTCCCGGCATCCACGCGAGCGTCAGGTTGGTTTCGCCGGCTGATTTCTGCCCCTGCATCGTTGATGTCCAGTCAGCATTCTCATCATCAATGTAGGTGTCATCTTCCGATTCAGCTGTCAGTTCGCCAGGCTGCAGGTCTTTAATCTTTGCCAGCCGCAGCCAATCAACGTCTGAAAGCGGATTGGCGTATGGATCTCCGGTTCCGGTGTAAACCCAGAGGGTGGTACCAGCACCTTTTGTTGGTGTCAGCGGGTTTGGTGTGGCCATAGGGTCCTCACATGTCGTAAGTAATGGAATATTTCAGGTCGGCAGAACTCCACAGCGCCATATCATCATCGCGCTGGTAGTCATAGCCCTGCTGGATCATTGTGGTGATAAGGGATTCAAGCCCAGGAACCTCTGCGAGAACCGGATACACTCGCGTCTCCATCCAGTCATCCAGCTCAGAATCAGGTACCTGAGCCTCAAGAAAGACTTCGATATGCAGAATGGCCTGCCAAGTGTCGGCGTCCAGTTCTTCCCCGGTGTATTCCGCATCGGTCAGGTAAACGGCAACAGCGGGAAAATCACCCTCTTCAAGCACTGCAGGTCTGCCGTCAAAATAAATGGCGTCAGTACCAATCGCGCTCTCCAGCGCGTCAATAATCACCTTGCGAATATCGCTGTGTTTCATCGTGTCAGAATTAACCTGAGTTGGTTGGTAAGGGATGCCCGGAGTTCTTTGGGCATATCTGACTCCATGAGCTTTGGCAGTTCTTCTTTAAACGCCGTAGTTAATGGAGCTGCCAGCGGGATGCTGACCACTTCAATGGGGTAACGAGGTTTTGACGTACGCCTCATGACATGCCAGCGGCCATTTTTAAGTTGCTGGATAAAACCGCCCGGAAAACGGAACGGTCCTATACGCAGAACGCTGTTGGCCCCTTTCTTGTCCCGTTTTCTGCGGGAAAGTCGCACGCTTGCGGTACCGAGTTTAATGGCCGGTAAATTGCCCCGGTTTACACGGATAAGCGCACGAGGTTTATTGACCGTCGCACGCTTCACCCTGGCGCGTTGCTTTACCAGTTTTCTCGGTACGCGCGTATCTTTTGATACGACCGCCACGCTGCGACTGACGGCCCGGTTTGCCACGCGGTTAACAGCCTGCGCCGACGCACGCGGGACAGCCGTTTTGCTGATGCTGTTAAGGTTTTCTATCGCCTGTTCAAGGCCTTTTATTGACATAAGCGCTCCTTAACGGCGGCGCGCAGCAGCAGGCGGAGAGCCGTTACCCAGCCAGATGTGACATGATCCACAATCATCAGGACCAACACGATCAACCCAGAATTGCCGCCCGTTAATCGCCAGTGTGTCCATACGCTGCAGCTGGCTGACAGTGGAGGTTTTAACAAACAGCGTCGGGCTGGTACCTTCAACGCGAATCCCGGCACCGGCATACCCGATGTTTTCTGGATCATCGAATACACCGACCAGGGTGGCACCTGACAATTCGCCTGACATCACCTTTGCCTCTGTACCCATCACACCACGGATAGCTCTATCAGCTCGCGACATGGCCTCGTCAAAGAGATTATCGAAATCAGCCATGTGGCCCCCTTCAGACTTCGAAAGCCAGCCCCTTTGCGATCAAGTCGTCGGCATCCTGTTCAGATACGCGGATAATCACACCAGGCTCTACGATGGATACCGGTTCGTTACGCGTGGCATGCAGAGCGTCAATATGCAGGGTGGCCAGCGTTTCTACTGATACCAGGTCACCCGTTGTGGCCGATTCCGTTTTTACTTTTGCCACGTTAGCAACATTGCTGTCGGTGCTGTCGGTG